AGCTTGATTTAATTTTATTCTTTCTTCAGATGCTTGAAGAACATTTATTCCAAGTTTAGTTTTGGGCATAATATATTTTTTTTATTGTTTTTGTATTCGTTTATTAGTATAGAAGCTACATAATTAGCTTCTTTTTGTTGTTCTTGGGTTAATTTATGCCAAGACTCTATAACAGTATCTATATTAGCTTTAAATCTAAAATTACAAGTAGCTTGACCAATCCAAGCTTTTTGGTTAATGTCGTTATTAGTTAAATTTTGCTCACTTGAATAAATCCAAGTTTTTAGCATTAGTTTTCCATTTTCGTAAAAATGCTTTTTATTACAAAGAAGTAAAACACATTCTTCTATTAAGTTTTCTTCAACTCCCTTTTCATACATTCCATTTTTGTAATCTTCCCAAAGTTTGTAATTATAATATTTTTTATCCATTGTTTATCATATTACGAGCTTTCTGCCAGTTATCAAGTGCGCTCTTAGTTTTAGATTGTTTTTGTTGTTTAAGATCAAAAATTCCTTTCCATCCGTTTTCAATGCTTTGATTTATTATTTGTTCTTGGACTTCGTGGCATCCTTGTGAAAGTCGCATCAGCTTTCCAATTGCAGCTTTTTCTCCGATTGGTTTGTAAGTCAAGCGGAATGTTTCTTTTCTATAAGCTCTCCACTTTTTCCAAATCTCAACATTCAATTCTTCTAATTCTTCAAAATCAAAATTCTCTTTTTTAATTATATTAGTATTTAATTTAATATCAGTATTTAATAGTTGCGGATTTTCCGTTTCCGACAAAACCGTTTTCGACAAATCCCTTTTCGGTTTTTCAAAAACTATATAATCAAAACCTTTGAACTTTCCAGCTTCTCTTTTTTGTATTCTTTGAACATAGCCAAGATTCATCAATTCCTTAAATCCACTGTAAATAGAATCTTTTTTGTCTTTGTGCCACTTCTCCACCTCCTCAACATACAAGTCCCAAGATTCGGGAAGTGCTAACAAATGACATAATAACCCCTTAGCTTTTAAACTCATATCCTTATTGAAGATGAACTCATTATTGATCGTGGTGAAGTTGCTACTTTTTTTTACTAGAATTTTCTTCATTGTATGCTTTTGCTAGATGTTTTTCTTTTATAGATTTAACTTCTTTTATGATGTTTTTAATATCAAAAAAACCAATATCAGCTCGTACAAGTTCTACAAAACCCTCAAATTTATCTTTATAAAAAACATCATATTGTATTAATTCATTATGGCATTTATAATGATGTATTATAGTTGCGTGATTAACATTAAAAAATTTAGCTGTTTTTGAATATCCTAAATTAAGAGATTCTTTACAAAATGCGTAAACCATTCTTCTTGAATCTATTAAGTTTCTAGTTCTTGATTTATTGTAAAATTCTTTTTTTGATATGTTAGAAACTAAACAAACTGCTTCAACACATTTTTCGATTCTACTGTTTATTTCCATTAAATCAAATGCTTCATCTACGAATTTATTCATTATCTTGTATTTTTCTTCTGATATTATCTACATACTCATCAGCAATATTGAAAAGTAAATCTGTAACATCAGTATCTTCATAATTTATTTTGTCAATCTCAACAGAGTAATAAGCTGGAGTTTCAAAATCACCGTCACATTCCCAAATTGTAAACTCAAACTCAAGACCCTCCTCTGTTATATATGTTTCTTTTTTATTCATTAGAACGGTAAATCATTTTTCGTTGTTGAGGTTGGCTTTTCGCCTTTTAGAACCCAATTAGAGAACACCTCAGCCACTTCTATAATCTTTGCAACATCAGCTTCTCCAATCACATTACAGGCGTTTGTCAGAGCGTTTTGCTTAACTATTAGTTCTTGAACATTATCTGCTTTTGGGGATGGTCTTGATCCACCTTGAAAAGTAGATAATGGTTTTACTTTGTTTATGCTTCTTCCGTTATATTGTCTTGTAGTTATTTCAACATCAATTTCTTGACCAGCAACAAACTTGTTTTGATTTTCAGACTTGCTTAGATATTCTGCTTTCATATCATCAAACTCTATTTCCCATTTATAAAAGTGTCCGTATTGACTTTCAAAGTCCCCCTGTGGTGTTACATTTAAAACTTTCTTTTTCATTACATTGTAATTTTGATAATTCCTACTAAATCCATCGCTATAATTCCTAAAAGAACTAAAGCTGCCACAGTATAGCAAAATATTGCTCCTGCGTTTTTCCATAAAAAGTTTTTAATCGTTTTCATCGATTTTTATATTTAATTGTTTCCATAATATATCGGCATTCAATTTACGCAAATGTATCAATGCTATTTGAAGCCCTTTGTTTACGCCTTGAGTTAGTGCTAAGTCAGCAAAGTCTTCTTCTTGCTCATACACTTTGATAAGCTCGGCGTTTCGCATCTCTTGTTCTTTGAGTTCTGCGATAAGTTGATTGATAGTAGCTTCTACAATATCAGCATTCAGAACTCTTGTTTTTAGCTCCTCTTTAGGATTAAAGAATAAGCTGTTGATTAAATCTTTTGTCATTGTTTTGTGTTTTCGTTAATAATTATGCAGCAAATATATGCACTCCCAACCAATTAAAAAAGGATTTCAACAAAAAAAAGTTGAATAAATTAGAAAATAATTAACAATACTAGATAAGAAGGGCTGTTAAAAACTATAAAAATAAAAAAGAAAAAGGGGCTAAAAAGCCCCAAATCCCTTACAAAAACAATGAAAAATTTATTAATTTACCAAAAACAGCGCAAATATATCAAAATATATGTGTCAAGTGCGCAATCTGACCATTTTCTTTTGAGTGTATAAAACCTTCAACAGCTTTAGGGCTGCCTGTATAACCCTTTTGAAAGTGCCACGCATCCGTTCCACTAGGGCTTCTTAAAAACTCAAGTGTTACTCCAATATCATCAAAACTCGTAAGATATTTGAATCTTTGTTTGTGGTGTATATGATGCAAATACCAGTATCTATGTTTTGTCTTAGCCCAAAGATTAGGCTTCTCTTGAGCCATTAGGAGAGCTAAATTGTTCGTTTTTGCCCCATCACCGTGAGTCAATCCAATCAAACTTGATCCGTAAACATAATATTTTCTATGAATTGGAGAATCATCCACACTTATTGAATCTGTATTTCTGAACCAAGACTTCAAAGCGTGTGCCAAATGGAATCCACTCATATAGTCGTGGTTGCTCATTGAATGAACACAATCAACTGGTGCAATGTTCATAAGCATTTCGACACATTCAACATATACCTCAAGAGCTGTGGTGAAGTGTCTATACCATTTACCGTCAGTATTCTGTGGAGTTCCTCTTGAAGTGGTTCCGTGAATATTGTCCGTGTGTAAAATATCGTTTCCTATGCAGAATAAGACTTTTTCAATGGTGAACCCCTCAGACTTGGAGATAATGCCTTTAACACCGTTCAAAATGCGTTTTCTAGCTGTTTTTACATTGTAAGTGTTCCCTGTTTCTAAAGCGTCTGCATATTTACCAATATGAACATCTGCGGGGTTTATTACCAAAAGATGTCCCTCTTTGCGTTTTGGATAGTCAATAGATGGATATGAAGGGGAATATTTAGATATTAAGTCCTCAATACTTTTCAGAAATTCATCTCTTGAGAACTCATTTGGTCTGGCAAATATTGAAAAGCGTTTGCTCTTATACCAATAATGATGCACAGATCTTACATCAATTCCAGCTTCGTTACATTCTTCTTCTAGTAGTGCTTTGTTTTCTTTGTCTTGTCTATAATCATCAATCAATCGCCATTCATCTTCACTAAGACGGTATCGCTTTTGATTTTTCATTGTTTCTTTTTTACCTTCTCAATTGAGCGACCAGCAAAATAAGCTCCGTAAACGGTTATAAGTAAAGTTTGATAAATTGGTTTGTAAGCATCATCAATAGTGAAATTTCCAACATTGCCGTCAAATATTGACATTATAACAAACATAACAGTCAAAAATATCAATGTAAGGGGTCTTATATTAGCTGGTAGCCATCCAGCTTTAGAATCAGCTTCCCAGCGTTTTGTAACCTCTTGTTGGGCTGACTTTTCGCTTTCAATAAGTATTTTGTGAAATTCATTTTTTAGTTTCCACTTTTCTTCTTTTGTGGTAACTGTTTCATCTATTATTGTAGATGCTTGTTTTGATAGTGTGGTAAATAATCCACCGAGTAAATTGTTAATCATAAAGCCAGATTGAATTTTGTTTTTCTTTGTCTAAATCACAATGAACAAATGTTTTTGCTATTCCTATTCTAGTGAAGCCGACTTTAGCTAAGGCGCAAACAATTGCACTTCTTTGGAGTCCACTATTCACAGCAATATCAACAGCGCATCCTTTAGTATGTGAGCTTCCTTTTACTCCACCGACCTTTTTATTGTGTGCTTCTGATCTATAACCGCTTGTAATTTTGAAAGGCGTTCCAGCCAACATTCTAGCTTCATCAAGTTTAAATAAAAACTCTTTATTCATTTTTCCGCCTTGGTCAGTAGGCATTCCAGAACCTATTTCATCTGGTGAATCAAATTCTTGAAAATTAAAATAATTTAACACCATATCACAACTATATTATTTGCCCTGACCGTTGTATCTTTTTTCGTATTGCTTACAACCTTTGGTTCGGCTTTTGTTCTTGGAGTGAATTCCTTTTCTTTTCTTTTTTGGTTTTTCACGATGTGTGAAGCTTATTCCTTTTGCCATTTTAGCTATTTTTTTTGATAAACTCTAGAATCGTATCAATTTTGCTTTTGACATATTCCATATCCTGAGCGTTTTTTTCGTGATACTTTGAGAACTGACCCTTCACTTCGTAAATACTAAAAACAAAGAATTTATATAAAGCATACAAACTCCCAAGTAATAAAATTAGAGTCAGTCCGTAGCGTTCTATTAATTGTAATATTTCCTCCATTATTTCTTGCGGTTTTTACAGATACCAATACACACTCTTTTAAAAGTCAAATAATATATTGTTTTGCAAATTAGGTCTTTCATCTTATTTGTTTTTTTGGTTTTTAATCAATTTATCTGCTGTATATATAATAGATAAAAGCAAAAGCACAATTTTCAAAAGCATTTCAACATCAGTGAATGAAATTGCCAAAGTTGTAATATTTAATGTAAGCACATCACTGCACTCTTTCAAAAGTGTTTTCATTATATTGGTTGTTTAAACATTTCAACACAAAAACCGATGTCAGCATACCATTCAACACCGCTTGACTTAGTTCCTGTTCTTTTAATACTTACAAAAACAAAATCTCCTTCAGCTAAAGGGTATCCGCTAGCGGGATTGTCCTCGATATCAAAGATGTGGTTTTGATTGTTTTGACTGGTGAGAGTGAATGATTTAAGAAGTTCAATTGTTATATTGCTAGTAGTTCCTGCATTAGGCGAAGCATACCAAATAGAAATAACAGCATTATCTCCACTTCCAGCATCTGAGCTCGACCATCCTTTTATCTTTTTAATTGAACAAGCGTAAGGGGCTACAAAGATTCCAAATTGTGAGGACCATCTATTAGGCTTGGAATTTCCATCTGCTAACTGTGCGCCACTGTTTACGGTGAAAGAAGAAGTTCCAAAAGCAGAGAGAAAATCATTTCCATTTGTACCGCCTGTCAAAAATAGCGATTGTTGAAAGTATAAATCAGTATTGTTGATTTTGTCGAATTTGGGTTCTTGTCGCATCAAAATTACGCTTCCAATTTCAACTACATCATCAAAATCAATAGAACTGAAGCTACAAGTAGTTGTTCTTCCTAAGTCAGCAGTCAAAGTCAATTCATAAATAGTGTTTGAGTATTTGGTAAATAAAAATACTTTTTCTCCAGTTTTTGCAACTATTTTATTTCCAGCAGTAACGGCTAATTGTGTTTGACTAGAAGTTCCGCTAGACGGTTCGGTGATAACAGCAAGCGAATCGTTTATTAAAGTTTGATTGTAAGTTGAAGCTCTCATATTACCATTCAGAAGTAAAAGTTGCATTATCATTCTCACCTGGTGCAATATCGTTAGAAGTATAATTTTGACCGCTAGCGTCTAAATCTGTTTCTATCCATTGACCATCCCAAATACCTTCATTTGCATTGTAATTTATTTCATTTGGAACGAAAATTTTAGTACTAGAAATATTATCAAATGCTAAATGATATTCATAATTAGTTGTTTTATCTGTTTGCAATGAACCATTGTAAACATCAACACCCGTTTTTCTTCCAGCAAGAACTTCTTTGCAAAGTATTTTTGTAATAGTTCCTGTCGTTCCATCTCCAGTCGTTTCTTGAAAAACTTGCCAAGTTGAAGCAGTTCCATCATCTCCATTGCCAGCAGCATCAAAAGTGATTATTCTTGTAGGGGTTTGTGCAGTTGGTCCGCTTCCTAATTTAGCTGGGTCAAGTTTTAGAACAGCGTTTGAAATAGCAGTTCCTTGTTCTGCTGAGATTAGCTGTTGAGCTGTTGGAGTACCATTAACTAAATATCGTAAATAATAATTATTTCCATCTGGTTTCTCCATTCCAATAGCTAACCCCTTAATAATAGTACCTGAACTTCCGCCGCTTGAAGAATTTGGGAAAAGAACATCGGCTGTATCAACTTCGTCAGATGCACTAAATCCGTTTGGGTCTTGCCATCTAAAACGAGCGAATCCTTCAATAAACAACTCCCCAGATTCTGGGATAGCTGGATGAGTACCTCCAATAGAAGAGCCACTTCTGGGATTTGGGGCTGCTGGAGCGTTAAAATAATCATTTGCGTTGTTTTCTGAAAATATAACAGGGAATCCAACATTAACTGCACTAGTAGTCCATTCTTTAGCTCCTCCGTTTGTCCCTTGTGTCATATACAAGTGATACGTTGTGCCACTATCACCAACAAGTCTCAATTTTAAAAGAAGTTGGCATCTCAAATCAACTCCCGAACCAGCCCCACTTGTTGTTCTACTTTGAATAAAATCATTTTGAACTGCTGATTGTGCTACTGGCGTTGTTAAATATTGACCGTCATAGTAAATAAGCTCAGGTCTGAATAATAAATTCCATTCTAAAGTAGCATCTGTTTGAGCTTGTATCAAACCAATTGACTGAGAAAAAGTTAAACCTCCAGTCAATGAATTACCTCCGTTTACTGTTGTGGTTGGGGGGTCTGTTTTTTGTAGTGCTGGACCAACCTTGGTCATCCACAAAGGGATTGAAAATTGTAAAAGCTGTAATTCATAAAGAAGGTCATAAAACGTCTCGACCTTTTGAACTGGATGAAGTGAGTCGAATGTACCCCCGCCTAGAACTATTCCAGCATTTGTTTTAAGTTGAACAGCACTACTAGAAATTACAGTTGTATTTCCTTTCCTATATGTTCTTTCAAAGTTAGTATCTGAATAACCATTCGGCTGAATAACTCTCCACATTCCATCTGATAGAATTAATCTAGCGCCCCAGCACTTCATTATTCTATCTAAAGCTTCCAATGTATTTATAAAAACTTCTTCTTCATTTTCTATTTTTTTAAAAGCTCTAGCAAAACATCCAGAAAAGAAAAGGGGGTCTTTGTCGGCTGCTGGTGTTGGCATTTGTCCAGTATACCAGTTTACTTGTGTTTGTAAAAAGTTGTCAGTTGTTCCCCAATATTGTGAAGTATTTAAAATATCACTATCTCTCAATATTTTTTGTATTGTCAATAAAAATCTTTGGGAGCTTGTTAGCTCTACTGGGTCTGGTGCTGGGGTTAAAAAATGAGTACTAACAGAAACATCAACAAGCTCAGCAAGTCCATCTGTTGCGGTGATTGTTTGTTGTGTTCCAGCGAAAAAAGAAAGGTTTTGTCTTGAACTAACATCCGTCAAAATATTTCCAACCCAGTATAGATTATAGCTAGAACCGTCAGTAGTTGTATTATCTTTATAAATTACTAATTGAAACCTTCCATAAGGAGCAGAAGTAATATCATCAATCACAGCTTGTTCTGTGCTATTTCTTGGAATTATGTCAAAGGTGCAGCTTGAAGGAATAACACCGCTGAAACGTGTCCTGTCTTGGGTTTCATACTTGAGTTGAAATCCACTTGCTCCAAGTTGTAAAGTTAAAGCTGAAGGGCTACTAGTTAAGCTGTCATAAATTTCTAGCTTGTAAAATATCCCTTTGTCATTTTGAAACTCTGCTGTCCTTCTAAGTGCCATTTAAAATCCTCTTGTTCTATTTCTGTTTCCTCTAGCTCTATCGCTTGCTAGTAATATATCAGAACCACTTATTTTTCCGAATACCTCAACAGCACCCCCTACTCCCATTGTGTTCATAAATCTATCTAAAGGCATTACAACCTCTGGACCAGCTTCTCCAATTAATCCAAAGTGTGGCTGTTGAATAAGTCCTCCTTCTGCATTACTTGAAACACCTTGTTTTAATAAATTTCCTATATTACCAAAACCTCCAATAGGTTTAAAACCTAAAAGACTCCCCAAAGGACTCGACCCAAGCAAAGCGTTTAGAAAAGCCATAGCTGCTATCTGTGCCATTATTTGTACTAAAGCTCGTTTTGCAAAATCAATAAAATTTTCAAAGAAATTTCCTGAACTTAGCAAAGCACTTGCAAAAGCTTGTTCAATAGCCCCACCAAAAGAACGAAAATTGTCTTTCATTTGTTCAGCTAAAATGTTAATATTTTCAAATGCTACAATACTTCTCTCAATACCATCAAAAAACTCTGGGTCTGTCGCAAATTGTAAAGCTGGGGATGTTTGTCCCTCATTTGGTGAAATAGGACCAGCATCTATTGGCTCAAAATTAAAAATTCCTGTTGATTGCATACCATTCCCACTTGGACCTGTTGGCATTTTTCCCATTGAAGAAATCAGTTTATCAATAGATTTTTTTTGTTCTTCAATTTTAGCTGTTGAATCTTCCATTGAGTCAGCAAGTTTTTCTTGCTCTTTGCTCATTCCGTCAATTGTTGCAATTGCTGCAAGTGCTTCTGGCTTACTCATTAACCCAGTTGCATCTGCAAACATTATTACTGCTTTTGCAGTCAAACGACCTATTTTTCCTAAATTAAGAGCTGTCTTTATAAAACCCTCCATATCTAAAACTGCAAAACCTAGCAATGCAACAAGACCAGCAACAGCAGAAGCAAATATGACCATTGGGTTTGCAGCAAGGAAAATCAATGCTTTTCCAACAGCAGTTATTGATGTAACAAGTTTTCCTAAAATGATAAGCAAAGGACCAACAACAGCAGTTATACCAGCAATTCTTAGAATAAATTGTTTTTGTTCTGCATCTAAGGATGAAATTTTATTTGTTAAATCTTGAAATATAGAAATCAATTTTGAAGCCAACGGAAGTAATAGAGTGCCAAAATCTTGACTTAGTTGTTTTATAGATTCTCCTAAGCCTCTAGAACTATTTGCAACTCCATCCGAAGTTCTAGCAAAATCTCCTTGAGCTGATTTCGTTTGTTCAATTACAGCACGATAACGAACAGCAATCTTTTCAGATTGTGTCATTGTTTTATTGTATCCGAATTGTTTAAGATTGGCTTCTGTTAGAACTATTCCGAGCTTTTTAAGAGATTCTGTTTCTCCCGTAAATATACCAGAAAGAGCAGTTTGCGCTTGTTCAATACCTATATTTTTAAAAGATGCTAAATCTCCAGCAAGTCCGACCAACGATTGCGCCATTCCAGCAGCCTCAGATTGACTCAAACCCATTGCAGTAGCCATATCTCCAAAAAGAGATGACATCTCAAGTGCGCTTCCCTCAGCTATACCAAAGCTTTTAAGAGTGGTCTTTGCAAATGCTTCAACCTCCACACTAGATTCTCCAAAAGCAACTCTGGTTTTGTTTAGAGATTCTTCAAAATCTGAAGCCATCTTAATTGAAGCAAGACCAGCTAAACCGATTGGAGCGGTTAAATTACGAGAAAAAGATTGTCCCGTTCTCTGCATTGACTTCCCAAACTTGGTCATTGAACGAGTTGCCTTTCTAAGTCCACTTTGGAACTGTTTATCGTTCAAAGTTAGCGCAATCGAGAGTCTTTTTCCAGCCATTTTAAGCGTTTTTTAGCGTTCGTTTTAAGCGTTGTTTTAGCGCATTTAATCAATTATCACCCTTCTGTCGTATGCTTACCCTAAAAAGTTTAGTTCTTTTATTAGGGCAAATTTACTAGATAAGGGTTTTTAGTCATTTTCGTTGTTTTTTGGAATCTCAATTTTGTACTTTTTAACCGCATATTCAGCCGCTTTTTTGCGTTTTTCAAGTTCCATTTTTTCCTCTTTTTTCTCCCATTCAAACCTCACCAAATCGGTCGGATTGAGCTTGGAATTTTTCTTTTTGTGTGGCTGTAAAATCAAACAAGCCAGCCATCGTGTCCGCTCCCATTCAAAGCGTTCTTTCATTTCGAGCTGTTCATTTCGACCTCTCTGCAATAGAAAGAATTCGTGAAATGTTAAGCTCCAAAACTCTTTGGGAAGTAAGCCAAAACCATAAGCAATGGCTTCCAAGTCATCCCAATCTATTTTTTCTTTTGAGGAGTTTTTTTCTCCTCTTTCTCGTTTCCCTCGTCTTTGAATTTTGCAGAAAACTGTTCTCCGAATACATCAAAACACTTTTGTAGTGCTTCAAAGTCTTCGTCTAAAATATCTGCAATGTCCTCAATTGTCAAGTCAAAATCTTTTCCAGCTACTCTTGCTCCGTCTTGCAATCCAGCAAGGATAAGCTGACAAGCATCATCTAAAGATATGTCTTGACCTAATTTGTCAAGGTCTTGCAAACTTGTATTTGTTTTTTTACAATAAATTCTAAGAGCGTTCATTCCGAATCTAATCGGATAATCTTTTTCGTTAAGTATTACAACTTCAAACATTTTTCGTTGGTTTTAAAAGTTAAGTTGATGGAGAGAGCCGAAGCCCATCCCCACCAACGAAATAAATTAAACTGGTGTTTTAGACAAAGCCCCAGTTGATTCTATTGACATAGAATATGTTGGAGCATCTTCCACTCCTCCAGTAATTTCTAGAGAAGTAACAAATCCCTCTCCTTCAAATTTATAACCAGCTGGAGTAGCTAATGCAAATGTGAAATCTACCTTGTTTCTATTTATCATAAAATCAAAGATTTCATCTGGGTCAGTTGTTGTTCCTGCTGAAACAAAGTCCATCAAACCATCAGCAGAAATAGAAAAACTTCTTTGTCCTGAAAGTATATCTCTGAATCCTCCAGAGTCTTTTGTGCTTGTGTCTATCGTATCAGCGTTAAAAGATAGAGTGCAGCTTGTTGCGTGAAGTAATTTTAACTGTGAGCCACCATCAGCAGCCAAAGTAACAATCAATTCACTTCCGTTAAAAATTGCCATTTTTTTTTGTTTTAATTGTTATTATCTAATTGTACCGATATTGGCTCGGTTT